TATACAAGCTTGTTCATTGTCTGGACATATCCATGGAACTAAGCCAACTGTCATATCTACATTTTGTAAATGCAAATCAGTTGGGTTATGATATACATGCACACAATCATCATACTCAGTTAAACATTCTGTTAATGAATTAAGTCTATTTGTATTTTTATAATAGATGTCATGGTTGCCAGGAATGATATTCATGTGAATACCTTTATCTCTAAGCACATCTAGGAAAACTTTTTTATTATGATTTAAAGCTTTAAAATTTATAAACTTACGATGTTCAAAATAATCACCAAGGTGAAGAATATTGTAAATGTTATTTTCTTCTAAGTATGGAAAGAAAACTTTACTGTAAAATTCTTCAGCACTATTTAGAAATACATCACTGCCATTCTTGACACCGCAATGTGTGTCATTCAATATTGCTATCCGCATAATATAATATGTCCTTCAACTAATTAATAAAGTCGTCAATCGGCCCTGCTTTTTGTTTACGAGCCTGTTTTACTTTTTTACCAAAATCTTTGAGCTTGTTATCTCTTTCACGAATCTGTTGAGTCTTATGTCGTATACGATCAATGACTGCACCTGACTTACCTTCATATTCTGTAAAGTCAGCAAATGCTCCATCTCCAGCATAGTCCATATACAACTCTTTAATATCTTGTTGTTTTTTCTCTTTAGCTATTCTTCGAAGAAAAGCGTAATAAGATATTTGTGTGAAGTATGAAAATGCATTCGGTAATCCAGTTCTAGTAGCTTTATTGATATCGTAATTCATTATTGCCTTTACACAATTTTCTACTGCATCCATAACCATTTCTTCACGATAGGTATATGAAATAAAGTTAGGCTTGTGTGAAAGACCTTCGCAGATTTTTAAAAAGCACTCACCAATATAGTTTGGTATGATTGGCTCACTTTCGTGTGCATCTCTTGCTTCTCTTACTGCTGTTACATAATCAACTACAGCTTGACTGAATTCTTTATTGTTAACGTAGTGTTCTTTTTTTCTTTTCATTGTGTATATAATATATCAAATCATGCCGTGAAAGTAAATAAAAATAATGCATTTTTTTACTTTACAGCACTTGACAATTCCATTATAATTGTTTTGAGTCAGACAGGAGTTCTTGCCTCTATATGTCTATATCTTCCTCAGGTGGCCAAGGCTTGGGATATCCGTCCCATCCAGTATAATTATCTTTCTTCTTTTTATCTTTAAAAGCTGCTCCAAATATAAACGAACCATCTTTAGAATCAACAGCAGAAGTAATATTCTTAATTTCATCTTTAGTTAAGAACTCGTGCATCTTTGCTAAAAGATTAAACTCAAGATATAACTTCTTCAACTTAAAGGGAGCTTTGCTCTGAGCTACAATCTTGTTATCCCTTAGATGTACAACTTGCCCTGAATCAATGACTGACCATTCTCTAAAAGAATAACCATTGTCTTCATCTATTAGTTGCATTGGAGATAATATGTGGGCAATCTCGTTATTAATATCGTAATCAATTTCTTCAGCTACGATATGACTACCATCAACTAGATGATAGGTAAAGATAGATTTTGCCTCGATGTCTTTTCTTAATTCATTTGTCATAGTGGCACCTCATGCGTTTTAAAGTTAAACTTCTCTCGAGCATATAATTTTACTCGTTCAATCGCATGATTTAGTGTATAATTTTTTCTTGTCTTCCAAGATAGATCATCAGCTAAATCATATACTACTGTCATCTGTCCATTATCTGATTTTCTCAAACCTCTACCTATCGATTGTAGAACTCTTATCTGAGACTTTGTCGGAGAGGCAAAGATTATATTATGCAAATTACGGATGTTAATACCTGTCGAGAATGTACCTACAGAAGCTACAATTATAGCATTCTTTTCTTTTTCAGTTATTTCTCTAATCTTTTCTCTTTCATCGGCATTTACTGCACCCGAAACATAAAATACTTTTCTTTTCGTACCTTTCTTACTTATGTATTTATATAATGGCTTACCGTGCTTCTCAACTAGATTATATAATACTAAAGTATTACCTTTCTGATCTAAGGCAAGGTTTGTTATAAATTTATTCCTACTCTCATGTGATACAATAAAATCTATTTCTTCTTGGTATTTTTTTCTACCAAATGCTTTACGAACCTCTTCACTATATTTAAGAACAAGACTTTCTATTTTAATCTGTGCAAGTGTATCAGAGTCAATAAGAGCTTTTGTTGTAGTTACTTTATATACTGGCCCAAAACAACCTTCTAAAACTAACTCATGAACCTGTGAACCATCTAATGTTCCTGTAGTTCCAAACCTAAGCCATGCATTAGATAATTTATTCATAATAGATGTAAGAGATTTAGCTTTAAAATTATGAGCTTCATCACCGACTACCATACTAAAATTACTAAACCATTGTTTTGGAAGTTTATATATCGATTGCCATGTTGTGATAACAACTCGTGAATCTATGTTTTCTTTTTCTTTACCTGAATATATTCTGTGCATATCATCTTCATCAAACCATTTATCAAGTGCAGAATATTCTAAGAAGTCTTTATACATTTGTTCTACTAAAGAAGTTGTCGGTACAACAATCAAAGTTTTTTGATCTGTGTTTTCCATACACCATCTAAGAAGCATGTATATAATAAGAGACTTACCTGAGCCAGTAGGAGAAACAAGTACAGCCTTTTCATTTTGTAGTGCGTGTTTAAAAGCTCTAATCTGATAGTCTCGTGCTTCTATCTTTTCATCATTTAGAGCTAAAGGAAGTTCATCTATAAATTTATCTAAGTCTTTATTAGAAGCACCTGCTACAAGCACCTTATCATCGACATCACATTCATAACCTCTTTCATTTGCAAACTCAAGTACATGCTGAAAAAGCCCGGCGGG